CCGCAAACAAGATTTTGCGAGTTTCTACGTATGGGTTCTTTAGCTGATAACGTCGTTAAAAGGTCCTTTAAGATTGACGATCAATTGTCGTCAATCTTGGTTAGTAGATATCCGGGGTGGACGTTTGAGGGGTTTGGTAAATCCAAGCATCCTCATCCTGTTGGAGCCCTGGAAAGAGTAGTGTGTGAAGAATTGGCTGTTAGAGACATATATAGGTGTTACCCTAACTGTACCGTCGTTGATATTGGAGGCAATGCAAACCGTCATCGATCGAGTAACAGGGAAATACATTCGTGTAATCCAATTTTGAGTCCAGAGGATGTTGTAAGGCGTCATGCCAGTAATTACGCGAAAGGAGCGAATTATTGCAACAACACGGCACAAAACTGTAGTGTTACACCTGATGTGTACTTATCAGTTCATTCACTCTACTATCTCGGAGCTGATGAAATATTGAATTTGGTCCATCGTAGTAAGAAAGGCATGTTGATTGCTGTCGTTCATAAATTTGATAACATTGTTGGTGTAATGCATTACAATGGAATTGAATATGAATCAAAGTACCAGATGTCTTACGATGGGGACTGCTTGCAAGTTGAAATGTTTGTTAATGGCAACTTTTCGTCTTACAAGCACGACCCAATGCTATGGCTAAATTCAATGTCTTATCAGTCTGCTGGAAAAGCTATGGCGTGGAACGGTTATCAAATCGGTGATTCTTGGATTCTTAAATTTGTAAAGGCTCCAAGGACAATTAACAGCCGTGTTGATAAAACGTTGCCACTGATCGACAGCTTAAAAAGATTTGACCATCGTGGTGAGATTAATGGTGTTATCAAAGACGGAGATTCTGACAATTTTAAAGCCAGTCTCCAGTTTTGTGACCTTTATCAAGCTAAGGTTATTTCTTTATTTGGCTTTGTCGTCATACAAAAAGTCGGGCATAGGAAAATATTGCTCCCAAAAGGAGTTATAGCTTCGGTGGCTGCTAAGATGGTAGGCATCGACAGGGATTCTAAATCCTTGTTGACATGCATCCGCTATATGCAGTCAGCTTGTTCCTATGACAAATTGAAAATGACGATACCGCCAGACATGTTAGTTGATTGTAAGACTTACGGTGCTTCATTGGCATTTATTCATTCTATGGAGAAAGAAATAGTTGCTTTTAATAAACTCTGTTCGTGGAACAATCAAGGCAAAATCGGCAAACTCAGACAAGTTATGCGCTTGGATGGTTATTACGAATTGCCATCTAACAAATATTTGTATGGACTCACAGCTTTTGTGGGAACTTGCTTTTTGTTAACTCTAACATGTCGACGACCCTCCCTCGCACCACTTGTTACACCTCGAAAGATAGCAAGCCTAGCCACCTGTGGCTCTGCATGCTATTATTTCTTCAAAACCAACAATGGCTCAGGCAGCGTGGTTCAGTTCTTCAATAATGCACTGGAGAAATGCCACAACCTAGTCAATGTTTACAACAATACGAAGTGTAGTGTGAGGGATGAAGGCTCAGCAGTCGAATCGTGGCCAGAAGGTCTCCCAGGTCATAATTGTGACCGAGAGCTTTCTGATATAAGGGAAGGTGCCATGTGCGTTTCACCTGAAGTGCAGGTTGAAACTGTGAAGAATGATTTTCACGTCGTGGCCCCTATATTTTCACAATATATACCTATTGTTCCTGCAGCAACTCTCAATAATGAGTTAATTGCTGTACGCAACAGAGGTATCATGAAAGTCCCTGCGCCATCTCCTGAAGCTTGGTTTCAGGTCAAGTGCCATTGTAGGCGGTTTCTGAACGATGTTGAAGAGATTGTTTTAGACAATGACAGCTTTGACGAGTGGAATAAAAGTTTTCCACCGACCAGGCGTAAGCAGCACGCGCTCGCGCGTGAGCAACTCCGGTTGGAGATGCTGGAACCGAAAGATTGCTTTAGAACTGCGTTTGTAAAGCGAGAGACTACCATGAAAGGTGGTGAGAATTTCGAGGAATTTGATCCGCGTTTAATTCAGGGTGTTTCTCACAAAGCAAATGTCAGTCTAGGCCCTTTCATGTCCAAATTCAGCAAAGGCATGGCAAAGATATGGAACATTGATAGCTCTATCTTTTATACTTGCGGTGCCGATTCCGAGACATTAGGCGAGTGGAGGAAACAATTTAAGGATGATGACGTGACGTTGATCGAAGTTGATTTCACAAGGTATGACGCTCATCAGGGTAAAGCAGCTCATCAATTGGAAGAGATGTTTTACTTGAAAGCGGGTTTGGGTAATTACCCTGATGCTAGATTTGTTTTTGATGCGCAACGAAACACGATTGGCTTTACCAGCAAGGGAGTGTATTATAAGGTTAAATACACCCGTAAATCGGGTGACCCTAACACTTCTATTGGTAATTCCATTGTGAACGCCGTTTGCACAGATGCAATCTTGCACAAGTTGGGACACTCCTACCGCATGGTTGTCCAAGGTGATGACAATTTAATTGTCATTGAACAGAGATTGGACGAGGCTCAAACAATGCTGTTGAAGAAACATCTTGTTGCCGAATACCTCAAGTTAGGATTCGTTGCTAAAGTCAAGGTGTCAACTGAATGGTACAATGTTGAGTTTTGCTCATCTCTTTTCTGGCCCGTTAATGGGGGTTTTGTTTTAGGTCCTAAGATTGGGCGGCGATTGCCTAAGATAGGCTTTTCATTAAAACAATTATCACCTGGGCAGGTCAAAGGTATGTTGCTTGGCCTCGTTAAGGAGTGCAAACACATACCAGTCTTGGGTGACTATGCCAGAACTTGTTTAAAACACTTGAGTCATGTTAAGAAAGAGGATTACTATGTACACGAAAATCAATTTAAAATCCGTTCAGTCAGGAGCCATGAGCCTGACGATCGGACTAGTGAATTCTTCTTTCAAAGGTACGGCGTTACAGCGTACGCCGCATCTTCATCCTTACGAGTCGCCATGGCATCCCTCCACAAGGAATTCACGGCCATAATCGATTGGCCGGACCTTGATTGGTTTTTGGATGTAGACTTGTAAAGCACAACTTCGTACGGAACAATAATAATACATGAAATTTAGATACCATGGACAATTTTGTGGGCCAGGTTGGTCAGATGGACAATACAAAGCTGATGCGGCTGGATTTTCTACTCCTACTAGTTATTTTGATGCTTGTTGTAAGGATCACGATAGAGAGTTGGCTGAAAGCCCAGAGGACCGTTACCAAGCAGATGTCAATTTTGCAAAGTGCTCGTTATCAACGGGCCGAGTAGCGGAAGCTGCCCTTGTAATGGCGTATGGACACCTTGCCCCTACAACAAAAATGGTGACTAAAAAGAAATTGCGACAAAGTAATAACAAAGCGGTCATGAAACCTATTTCCGCCAAGAAAAACGATGCTATGGTTGCTGCTCCTGTAGCGATAGCCACCAGACGTACTGGAAAAGCTGCTGCAATGACCAACTTATCTGATGGTGTAGTTAGAATAAAACATCGGGCTTTTATAAAGCCTATTTCATCCTTTTCTACATTCACAGCTGACAAGTTGTCTTGCAATCCTGGAATATCTGGGTCCTTTCCTTGGCTTTCTAAATTAGCCAGAAAGTATGAGATGTATCGTTTCACTTCTCTAAAATATTCTTACAGAAGTGTAGCCGCTACCAGCACACCTGGTGTTATCATGCTTAGTTTTGATTATGATGCTGCGGACGATGTTCCAAACACTAAATCTAAGCAAGCTATGACCATACC